ATGGTTACAGCTTCTTCTCTATTTATGCTGCCACCTTCACATATTTTTTCCCAATAATTAATTGCATGAAACTGATTTGGATCAAAAGATTTATTATTTTTTTGATCTTGATAGTACAGGCCAAGATCTTTAGCCTCTTGCTGCAGCTCTCTTTTTACATCATTAATTCTAGCCAACACCATCCAATCACCTTCAAGACTCCACGGTATTTTCTTTAACCCATTCCATCTGTAAATCTTACCTTCTTTACCATTAGAATAAAATTCTTTTTCTACTCTGTTATCACCCATAGAATTTAATAAACACTTTGAGAAGTGATGTATGTTTTTATTAAGTCTAACAGATTTTTTTAACACAAGTGATTTACCTGGAAATGTTTGAAACAAAGTAACATCAGCACCATTCCATTCGTAAATAGCCTGGTCATCATCCCCTGCAATATAAACTCTATCCACTGCTTTAGATAACTTCACTACTAAATCCCACTGTAAAGGTGTTAGATCCTGAGCTTCATCAACCATCAGCACCTTAAATGGAATAGACACACCATCATCAATAAACTTTTGAACCATGTCAGTAAAATCTAATCTGTCAGGTGTTCGTTGTCCGTTTTCCAATTCCATAGTTTTAAATTCTTCGTAACCATTGATAATTGATTTGAACTGCTGCAACCTTACAGCTTTTCTAGATTGTTGTTTGTACAACCACACGGGATCAACCTTCATGTTTCTTGCCCTGTCATATATTTGCAAAGACCAATTGCTATAAACTTTTGCATCATCGTGTCCATCTTTGTAATTAACTTTGATAGTTCCATACTGTGTGTGAAACATCAGCATGTCAGCCTTTGGATCTAATACGGGAATCTCAGCAAACTGTTGTCTGGCCAAAGAATGTAATGTTCTAAAATATTTAAAATCATCTTCATCATATTCTTTAAATCTTTTCCTAACTCTCGCAACACACTCGTTGACAGCTTTGTTTGTAAATGAGATATAACAAATCTCATCAGGACTAAATCCTTGTTTTAAATAACGCTGCACTCGTTTAAGTAAGTTCTCTGTCTTACCTGTACCTGGAGGTCCAAATATTTTAATTGTCTTCCCACGCAGCTTTTGCTTTAACGAATTTGACATCTTTGTTTTTATGCTCACTTTGTTTTGGTAATGCTACTACCCAATGTCTAGATTGAATACCTTTAAATTTAGACTTTGGTTGTGCACCTCCTGTTTCTAAAAATTTTGTACATTCTTTTTCATTCCAATTATAACCCATTTTTTTCATAAAGTTTTTAAAGGTTTCTAGCTTAAATCTCATCTCTACATCATCCTTCCAAATGTTACCGCTGTCAATTTGATCAAACTCTGTAGTATCTTCAACATCTTCAAGAAACCTGGACATTCTAGAATTAAATACATCTTCTAATTCTTCTATTCCATCAAAGCCCTCCATGTCTTGTTTGTTAGACATTAACTCCTCTAGCCAATCTCTATAAGGATCTGGATCTCTCTTTGTAGGTTTTAATGATCTCCAGACTATGTCGTAATTTAGTAATGCCTCTCCCAATAGTTGCTGTTGGTATAATTGTTTTGTTGATAATCTAATAGACTTTCCTTGAATAGGTAAAATCCAATAAGGCTCCGGATATGAATTTACTTTTGTGAGTTTACCAACTTCAGGTAGAGCTTCATTCTTACCAATACCATGCTGCCTTCTCAAACACGTTGCAGATGAACAATGCATTCTTGCAATAGATGTTTTGCATTTATATGTATACTCTTTGTTTTCAACACCTTTAAAAATATTATTTAATTCTTGTGGATGAAGTGGTTCAGTACAAACTTTAGACATCATGTTTCTTGTCCAATCTTCATACATGACAGGATCCGGATTAATTTTTTTAGCCAGTACCGCTACGTTAAACATTGCATCGTTACGGCCTTCACCTTTTTGCACCTTGTTTTTCATAAAATTAACAACACAAGGTGGCCAATCTTTTGTTTCGTCATCTTGGAATACTTTTAATTTTTTAAATTGTGCAGGCGTAAGTCTGTATTCAGATACAAACTTAAATAAGTTTTCTAATTTTATTGAGTTACCATCATTATCCATTGCAACTCTGGTTGTCATGTGTGCTTTTTGATATGGTAAATTTACAAAGTTACCTTTTCTCTTTTGATCCCAACTCTCAGGAGTTAAATCAACTTCATCCTGCGCAGGGTAGATGTCAGTAGTAGAATCGTTTACACCAAGATCAGATGCTATCTCAATTAATTTTTTACGCATTGAAGATGCTGCAACAACACCATCAATAAATAAAATTAGATGGAGTCCGTTCGATTTTGATCTGAACGGGATGAGTGGGTACTTCCTTTTCCGTATAACTTGTATAACTTCCTTATGTTGTATATTGTA